GTGGTGCAGAATGGACGGGTAGAAACGATTAAGAAGAAAACCGAGCAGACCGAGAAAGGGATGAAATGAAACAATCATATTCGCAATATAGTTCGTATGTAAAAAAAGTAGCAAAGAGGCTTAAAATTAGAGATTTCGACATGCTTAATTCTCCGGAATATATCAACGAAGAAACAGAAGAAAGCAAACATAGTTTTGGCAGGTTTTATAAAATTGAACGTGAAATTATCGAAGGCCATGCCGTGCATATTTTTATGCCGCCGAGAGCGTTTTGCGACTGGCTGGTTGGTTGCGTTCCTGACCTAAAAGACTCCAATGGATTTTATTATGGAAAATCTGAATACGCAAACATATTAGAAGAATCTATATCTGGGAAAGTCGGCGTATTGCACTTTCCGACAAACGCCAGGCTGTGTTCTGCTGGGTTTTTTATTACTCCGGATAATAGAATAAACATCTTTGATAACAGCCAAAGCATCAACATTAACGGAATCGAAAGCACGGCGACAATCGAACAAATGGTGATGACGCGAATGTATATGGAAAAACTAATAGCTGGAATAGGAATGTATATTTCTTGTTTTCCAGAAATGATGACCAATGGATTTCCGGAAGATTTGAAGCACCCATCCTTCCATCGGCACAAAGTTATAAAGAAAATAGGAGTTTCCGCAAAAGTTCAATCAAGCGGCGAACGTGAAGGAGTCGCGCCACATTTCAGAAGCGGACATTTCAGGATGCTGCGGTCTGAAAAATTTACCCACAAACGCTATCAGGTCATATTTATCCACGAGACATTTGTAAAGGGGCAAGCCAAAACAGTTATTGGGATAGACTAACGGATCAAACAGAGAAAGGGACGCTATGAAAACGCCAGATAGAAAACTTTGCCCGTGTTGCGAGGCGAGCACGGATGATGCACGGGCAGAATGCGTACAGGCTGAATACGGAGACGTAAGAGAGGGTGAGTACCTCCTGTATTGGGTATGCCGGAATTGCGGGTGCCGATGGGAGCATGGACAGTCTGATAAACCAGAACAAAAAGGGACGCAATGAGTGACGGACAAAAAATGGTATTCGGGGTGGTTGATCCACTTCCTTTGCGCGGCTTTCCCGAAGGCCGGGCGCGTATTCGGCTGCGTAATAATTCCTTTGCCACGGTCAGCATCAGGCCGCCGCAGGGAGGCATTCGGCGGTTTAACATCGAGGAGCGCGAGGGAGCGTGGCGGCCAGCGTTTGAAATTGGGGCAAATCTTAACAAATTGAAAGGGATACCATGAATGACAAATACTTGAGCAAACGAACGCAACGTGGCCCAGGAGTTTTTGAGGGAATGATGGCGCTAAGGGCTGTAATCATGCAAATGCGTGCGGCGGTATTCAGGTGGAAGATGTTTATTGTGTCGGAGAAGCAAATTTCCAAAATCATGCCGTGCTCCACAAAATGGAAAGACCCGCCATAATTTATTGACCGCGTAAAATCCTAAACCTGAATCGAATAACGATAGGGGGCATTCAGCGAAAGCTGGGTGTCCCCTTTTTTATTGGAGTGGAACCATGGCAAATCGCAAAGTATGGCCGACTGATTATCATTCCGACGATGACGCTGGCAATGGTATCCGCTGCCCAAAATGCAACTGCCCGCGTAGCCGCGTCAGGAACACGTCAAATACATACGGAAACCGCCGCTGGCGCCGCCGTGTGTGTGCGAATTGCGGACACAAATGGACAACATTCGAGTCGTGACCTACCCGTAACACCCGCTACGAAAAGACCCAAACTGCTATATATAGCCCTTCCAACGCTTATCGAGCTTTTCTCATTGACAATATTGCTTGACTTTCCTAATTGTTTTTCTATGAGCACAGATCGTGCAGAAAAAATTGAGGACATGCTTGACGACCCGGCTTCTGTTTCATCCGATGCTGGCAACGTAACTAATCGTTCAATCCCTGACGCTATCGCTTTGGATAAACACCTTGCCGGAAAAGAAGGTGTCACGGCAAAGACAAAGTACATGGGCATCAGGGTGGGAAGGTTCACGGCTCCGGAACATTATTGATGACGACGAAAAGAAAATCACCATCAACGGCAAAGCGCAAGCGTCTTGTTTTTGACGCAACCGCGCAAGCCACGCGCGTCAAAGCTCGCTACGATGCGGCCCAAAGCACGGCCGAAAACGCCAGTTTATGGACCGGCGTTGACGGACTATCCGCCGCACAAGCCAACAATCCATCTGTCCGCAAGACAATCCGTGACCGCGCGCGCTACGAAGTTGCGAATAACTCGTATGCGAAGGGAATCGTGAAGTCGATTGCGAACGATACCATAGGGCAATCAATCCAGTTGCAGCTTGGCGACACCGCTAAGGCCCAGCAGATCGAGCAGGACTTTACCGATTGGGCGACCGCTACGAAATTATGGCAGAAGATGCGAACCATGAGGGGCGCGAAATGCGTTGATGGTGAGGTCTTTGCCTTGCTGATTATGAATCGGAAGATAAAGAACGAGGTCAAGCTGGACGTTCGACTTGTTGAATGTGAGATGGTCGAGTCGTGGGCTACGCTCCCGAAGGATGAGGAAATTGACGGCATCCGTTTTGACACCGAAGGAAATGCGACGGAATACAGGCTCCTGAAACGGAACCCGTGCGATTATCGAGCTTTCAAAAATACCGGCTCCGGAGATTGGGTATCGGCGCGATACATGCTGCATTATTTCTCGCATGACCGGCCAGGGCAGGTCCGTGGTGTGAGCGAAATATCATCCGCATTATCGCTGTTCGGAAACTTACGGAAATATACCGCGGCCGTAATGGAAGCCGCTGCTCGTGCCGCAGAAATAAGCGCCATAATGCAAACAACGCTTGTGCCTGATTCGGTAGCCGCAGAGCTTGCAGATCCAATTACGATCATCGAAGCGCAGCGCAACGCGATTGTCTCGTTGCCTGAAGGCTGGACGATGGCGCAGATGAAGGCGGAGCAGCCCACCACTACATACGCAATGTTCAAGTCTGAGATTATCAAGGAAATGGCCCGGTGCTTGTCCATGCCGTTCAATGTGGCGGGAGGAGATTCGAGCGGATACAACTATGCCAGCGGCCGGCTTGACCATCAGACATACGACCGGGCGATTGATGTTGAGCGCGTAGACGTTACCGCCGACGTGCTTGATCCGATTTACGACGAATGGCTTGCCGAATATGCGACCCGTAAAAGTCTGTCGAAAGCTGATATCAAACTGGCTCAATCCCATGAGTGGTATTTCAGCGGGCGCGGTCATGTTGACCCGGCGAAAGAAGCCAACGCGGATGATACCAGGTTTAAGAATGGGTCACTGACAAAGGGCGCGTACTACGCGAAGCAGGGAAAAGATTGGAAGCGCGAGGGCAAGCAATGGATTCGCGAGCGCATTTTGTCGGAACAGACATGGAACGCTGAGCGTAAAGCTGCTGGGCTTGAGCCTGCTCCGTACCCATTAAGCGAAGATGTAACCACGGCGTCGGAGCCGATAGAACCCGACGAAGAATGAATAATAGAAAGGCGAGAATATGAAAAGCAAGGCGTTTATAAGCATGTTGAGCAAGTGCAATATAACAGCCGGCGCCGCCAAAGAGGGCGAGGCCCCGAAGCTCCCGACGTTTTCAATGATCGCGTACAACGGCGGGATTATGGCTGTTGATGTATGGGGGTCTGTCGTTGTTGACCTTGCGGGTATGGAAGTCAGCGACAAGACGGCGATTCTCTACAGTCACGGGACTTATTCGCTTGATAACGTGCTTGGCCAAACAAGCAAGGTTGAGAAAGGAGACGATCTCAAAGCGAGCGGAACGATCATGGGCGACTCGGAGGTTGTCAAGCAGGTGTTGGCGCTTGCGAAAAACGGATTTGGTTTTCAAGCCAGCATTGGCGCGAAGGTGATTGAGTACAAAGAAGTGCAAGACGGCGAATCCGTAGAGGCCAACGGCCAAACATTGAAGGGGCCGTTTACCTTCGTGACGAAAAGCAAGTTGAATGAAATTTCAGTAGTGGCGCTTGGCGCCGACTCCAAAACGGAGACGGAGATCGCGGCGCAAGGCGGGCAATCAAAAACAGAGGAGACGAACATGGAGCCCAAGAAAAATGCAGAGAAGACCGCCGAGGAAATTCGAGCGGCGGCAGTTGGGGAACAGAATCGCATCTTGCGCTTGCAGGATGTGGCGAAAGACCACCCGGGCATTCTGGCGGAAGCCGTGAAAGACGGATGGGACGAAGCCAAAGCGGTCCTGGCAGTCCGTGACGCGCAGATCGTAGCGTTGAACGCCAAGATCAAGGCCGACGAGGACGCCTCGAAGCGTCCGAAAGTCCCGAACATTCAGGGCGATGGAAGCTCGAAGATCAGCCTCAAAGTGATTGAGGCGTCAGCGGCCCTTAACGCCGGACTAAAAACGGTCGAGAAGGTCTACGACTCCGAGACGCTTAACAAGGCCCAGGACGTGAAGCTGCACAGTATCACCGATCTTGTGCGGGCAGGTCTTGCCATAAGCGGCAAGACGTTGGATTCCAGCCGGCATCAGACGAGGGATTTCCTGCAGGCCGCGTTTAGCACACGCGACATTGCGAATATCCTGTCGAACCTGGCCAACAAGTTCATCCTTGAGGGATATGGCACGGTCGAGGAAACCTGGAGGGCCATCGCCTCTATTCGCCCGGTTGTTGATTTCAAAGTCAATACCGGATCGCGCCTGATTATGACCAATCTGCTTCAGGCCATGGGGCCGGGTGGAGAGATCAGTCACGGTGCGCTGTCGGATGATACTCGCACGGTGCAGGCAGACACGAAAGCGTTGATGCTTGGCATTACGCGCAAAGACATCATCAATGATGATCTCAATGCGCTGAGTGACTTGCCGAGGCGTCTGGGTTATGCGGCCGCAAGGACGTTTAACACGGATTTCTGGGCGGCACTCACGGCGGCTGT